TGGATCGGGCCATTGAAGCCAACGCCGACGTATTTGTGTACGACGGTGATGGCCTGGGCGCATCCCTACGGCGTCAAGTGGTGACGGCATTGGCCGGCAAACAATGCGATATCGTGATACACAAAGGGGGTGAGTCCCCCAAATGGCCGGGCAAAGTCTATCAGGGCGAACGCATCGCCGGCCAAGACGCCAACAAAACCAACGAAGAGACATTTAAAAACAAACGCGCCCAAGGCTATTGGTTGTTACGGGATCGCTTTTACAACGCCTATAAAGCGTTCCACGGCGCCTACGTGGACCCCAATGAATTGATTTGCATTAATCCCAACATTACCTGTTTGCGCAAAATGCGCGCCGAGGTGTGCCGGGTGCCACGGGTGCCCAACGGCAACGGGTTAATCCAAATCATGGACAAAAAGAAAATGAAATCGTTGGGTATACCATCCCCCGGTTTAGCCGACAGCCTGGCGCAAACCATGCTCATCGATGCTAAGATCGGCAAAAAACAAACCAAACGCATACAATTTGCTAGTGGGTGGTGATATGAATATTTTGAAACCAAAGCGACCCAAGGGAGCTGATTGGAAATTTTTGCGGCCCTTTTCTGAAAGTGAAAATTTCGGCTATGGGGGGGAAGTCTGGTTTTATCCCCCTCAGCGGTTGCTTGTAATCAGTTGTGTCGAAGTTGCGCACGATTTAGGTGATTTAGATTTAGGGCCGGAATATCATGTCAGCGTTAGCAGGGCGCCTAATCAGCGTTGTACACGCAATGAGGCGCGTTTTGTTCAAAAGGCATTTGATATGCTTGATGCCGACGAAGACAACCACGTCCCCGGTGGTTTTGCGCGTAATTTTTGGATGCCCGTGTCGGACAAATACAAGGGCCATGTTTGCCCCTGCAAAGACACGGAAACGGCTTTTAAGGAAAACAAAGGTGATTATATTTGGCGTGGTATAAATAACATCAAATAGCATCAAAAATTAAATGGATGCGTTCATTGTCACCCATATTAATCGCGCAAAGTCATTATAAACCGCGCAAAAAATAAGGTAGAGTGGTAACACGGGTGTGGTTGTGTCCAGAATTTTTTCACTAACCCTAACGAGTGAAAAACCACACCCGGCCCACCTCGCAACCCCCGGCCCACTCCGGGGGTTTTAATCACGCCAGCCAATCAATGCCCTTTTTTTGCAAATCAAGCCGTATATGCTCGCGCATGGCTTGCATTGAGCCCTCAAACTGCGCCGCGCACGCGCAATGCACCTGCACCGCCTCGCATACCCCATCGTTGAGCGTGTCGGGCAATTCCAACAAGATGACCGGCCCGACATCTTGGGTGTCGCATAACGGGCAACATTCGTCGCCGCTCCAATTGCCCTGTACAAATACGCGCATTATTTACCCCGTCGTGTACGTTATCGCTGATAATGACAAAAAAATTGCCCCCTGCGGTGGCGCAATCCAAAAGCGTAGCTATATTACCGGCAAAATTGCGCAGGTTTCGCTTAATGGCTCGCAAAACCAAACAGGAAATCAACGAAAGCATTATCTCAGAGGCGCTAAAGCGCTACGAAGACGCCAAACGCTTTGATTACGACGAACGCCAGGCCGCTCGCGATGACATCGCCTTCGCCCAGGTGGAAGGCGAGCAATGGGACAAACGGTTTCGACAAAACAAGCAACGGCCCAAATTTGAAATCAACAAAGTGCAACACGCCGTCAATCAGGTTGTTGGCGAATTTGTTGATAATGAAATCGGCACCAAAGTGCGGGCCGCCTCCAGCGAGGCCACGGAGGCCATCGCGAACACGTTCACCGGCATCATTCGCAATATTTACTCATTATCCAATTTTCGCACCATCCAAAAAGAGTGTTTAAAAGAGGTGTGCAACGGCGGTTATGGTGCCTGGCGCATTAAAACCGATTTTATTGATTTGGAATCGTTCGACCAAGACGTGTATTTGGAGTGGGTGCCCGATGCCATTTCCAGCGTGTGGTTTGACCCGTTTGACAAGGACCCACTAAAGCGCAACAGCCGCTATTGTTTTGTGGTGGAGGACCTAAGCCGGGCTGAGTACAGCGCCAAATATCCTGATAGTGCATTGACCAGTTTCGATAAAACGCCGGAGTTTCAACGCCTGCGCCGTACCGATTGGATGACGGAAAACAGCGTACGGGTGGCTGAGTATTTTCGCAAAGTGCCCAGGCGCAAAAAGATCGTGCAATTGAGTGATGGCAAAACGTACTTTTTCAACGACGTTAAAAACGTGTTGGACGAATGGGAGGCGGAAAAAAACATCATTGTGGTGCGCGAACGCACGGTCCAGCATTTTGATATTGAATGGACCAAAATAAACGGCTGTGAAGTGCTGGAGGGTCCTACCGTATGGCCTGGGGTGCGTTATTTGCCGGTGGTGCCCGTGTACGGTTATCACTATTGGATTAACGGCACGTTTACGTTTCGGGGCATGGTGCGCTTTGCCAAGGACGCCCAACGAATTTACAACTACGTGACGTCCGCGAAAATTGAGGCCGCCGCCAATACCCCAAAGGACCCGATTTTTATCACGCCCTCCCAGGTAGGCGAATACGAGGACGATTACAAAAATTTCAATTTGCGCAACACGCCGTTTTTGTTCTGGAACCCGGACGACGAAAAATCACCGCCACCGTTTCGATTAGGTCCACCGCAATTACAACAAGCGTTAGTGGAGCAATCACAACAGGCCTCCATGGACATCCAAGCCACCACCGGACGCAGTGAGGCGGCGCTGGGCAATCAGCAATTGCTACCGGGTAACGTGCCTTCGGGGGATGCCATCAAGCGGGTGCAACACGCCTCAAACGTGGGTCAACAGGAAATATTCGGCAACCTGGCGGACGCCGTGGAGCACACCGGCAATATTTTGATTGATTTGATACCCCGCGTGTACGATCAAGAGCGCCAAATACGCATCTTGCAGCCCGATGGCTCCACCGAATTTGTCACCGTTAACGAAAACACCGTGGATATTCAAACCGGCGAAGTCGTCATGACCAACGATTTGAACCTGGGCAAATACGATGTCAAAGTGACGTTAGGCCCAACGTTTCAAAGTCAGCGCCAGGAAACCATGGCATTGTTGCAAGATTTGGGGCAAGAAAACCCGGAAATATTGCGCGTCACCGCCGATTTGTTGGTCAAGGCCCTCGACCACCCGTTAAGCTCCGAAATTGAAAACCGCATCCGCAAAAACATGTTAAAACAGGGCGTCATTGAACCCAACGAAACTGAAGCCCAGGAAATCGCCAAAGCCCAAGCCAACCAGCCACCGGACCCCGTGCAACAAATGCAAATGGAAGCCCTCAAATTGCAATTGCAACAGCAAGCGGCCCAGGTGGATTATCTGGAGACGCAAATACTAAAAGAACAGGCCAGCGCGCAAAAAACCCTAAGCGATGCGGAATACACCGAGGTGCGCAGCGCCACCCAATTAATGGATTCCATCACCAAGCAAGTGGAGGCCGGCATGGCCGCCAATATTGAGGCTATCCAAGCCCTGCAAACCCAATTACAACAGGCCCAACAAACCTTTACCAGTGATCTACCCGACCAACTGAACGAGGCCTTTAAACGCCTGGCGCCGGGCTTGTATCAGGACAACGACGGCAACGTGATGGAGGTGGACGACGAAGGGCAAGTGCGCCCGGTGATGGCCGCGAACCCGGAATTGAGCCAACCCCCCAGCCCGGACATGATGAGCCCCAGCATACCCCAGGGGGGCTTGTAGCATGTTGGATTGGGTGGTGTTGATTTTGTGCGTGGTGCAAGTGCTGGAAACCGTGGCGGTGATGCACATCTATTTTATGGTGATGGACGTCAACCTGTATTTAATGAAGCGCGACCGCATCCGGGGGCTGCATGAAACTTAAAGCCCTCACCCCGGCGGAAGTGTACCGCCTGTTGAACGCGCGCTTAGATACCGAAATAGACGCCATGCAATCGGTATTAAAACGCACCGACGCGGTAAAACTGATCGCTCAGGACATGAGCGAGATTAAAAGCAACGTGCAAACCCTGCAATTGGCGTTAGAAGCGGCCCGCGACAATACGGATAAAACCACCAGCGCCGCCCTGGCCGTGCTCACCAAGCGGGTGGAGGGGCTGGATTTGTCCGCCACCGTCAACACCCTATCCAGCGAAATCGGCGCCATCCAAGCGGGTTTGCTGGAGGTGATGCAACAAACCAACGAACCCGATGCAGAAGCACAGAAATCTGTAAATAATGAAATACTGAATTCTGTATTGGAGCAAATTAAGGCGTTAGAGCAGCGCATTGAATACGACAAGCAGCGCCAATTGCCCTACCTGGCCTTGCCCACCCTGGCCCAACCGCAACCGGACCCCGGCATTATTTTCGACAGCGACACCCTAAACGGCCAAATTCAAAACCTGAGAAAAACAGTGATGCAATTAGTGGATGGATTGATTGAGGCGGTCAATCGCTTGGCCACCGAAGAGTTGCAAC